TGGTCAAATAAGAAATGTAATAATGATTTGTTGTTTACTGGTTTCATTTTACTTGTTTTAAAAATTCTTTTACTCTGTTTAAATTCTCTTTTTTAAAGTCTATATGCCTATTCAACCATAAATTCAATGAAGTGTTACACATATTAAATTCGTTTATTAGTTGTTTAGAGATGATTCTACGACCTTTTTCTCCTTTAGCTACATAAGTACTTTCTAATAAATAAATACTTTCTCTAATCGCTTTGTTTTCGTTCCTTGTTTCTTCGCTTATTCCACCGTTTTTAATCATAACCAATCTGCATTAATATTTCCTAACCACCATTCTATTCCATCTTCTAAAGGTTCTGTATTTTCTTCTAGCCATTCAATCGCATCTTTTTTGCTTTCAAACCTTTCTTTTAATTGGTCAATACATTCCCCATCTTTAAATAACATAACATAAATTGGTTTATAATTATAGTTGTCTCCTAATGCTTCCTGATAGTTACCCTCTCGCATTAATTGTTTATCTGACTTTTCCATTACTTACTATTTTTAATCATCATTAATCTATCGTACAAACTTGAATTAAAATTACCCGACTGCTCCCACCATAACTGTGCAACTGATTTAGTAACTCCATTGTTTTTTGGAATGTAAACGTTTTCACTCCAATCCGCTTTTTTTACTGTTTTAGTTTTAAATAGTTTCATAATCTAAAATTTAGTTCCGTTAATAAATGTATTTTTTAAGTCGGTGTTTAGTTCATCCGTAACCTCTGTAAAGTATTTATCGTTATAACCTTTATAATTGTCTATGCTTCTTACTGCGTGTAATACAGTGGCATGATTTTTACCTCCACAAATATCTCCTATTTCTTGAAGTGTTAATTTAGTATTCTTTTTTAAATACCAACAAATCAATTGACGTTTAAATACTAATTCTTTTTTTCGGTTAACAACACAAATACTGTATTTTTCGATTAACTCTTTAACTCTTGCTAATGCTTGACTAGTGTATTTTGCATCATCTGTAAGCATCATTATTCTGTAATTCGCTGGTAACATAAATTTATACATTTTTACTTTCTTTTAGTTCTTTTAAATCTTTTATAAATTCTTTTGTCGCTATTATTAAAGCTCTATATTTTAATCTAGTTTCTGAATCTGAAATATGAGTACATTGTTTTATTTCATTCTCATAAGTTTCAATTCGTTTTTCGTATTGGTTAATTAACCAGTCTTCATTAAATCTCATAATATGGCTTTATTTGTTCAACAATCATTTGTACTAAATCATCTAAATCCCTTTCTAATAAAGAAATAATGTTTTGCTCACTACCATCTAAATAAATAGCGAATAATTCAACGTGGTCAATATCTCCGTAGTTGCTTTGTTCTACTTCAAACTCTACTTCTAATTCTACTTCTTTAAAATTTACTGTTCTACTTTGCATAATTCTATTTTTTAGTAATTAAATAACTTGAAGTGTATAACCAACCTAATGGAGTATTACCTGATTTGCTGTAAATAGTATTATCATCAGCTGAAATTAAGTAGCAATTTCCTTTTATTTCTCTAATAAAAGCATTTTGACAAAAATATTTTGTTTGCCAATTTTGAGTTACATTTGTTTCAACGTTTACTCTATCTCCAATTTTCAATTCTAATTCCATAATTTCTAAGTTTTATTTCCTTTTGTTGAAACAAAGATATGTATTTAATTTTAATTAATTACATGAAATAGTAAAATATTTTAAGTTTATTGCAAAAAAAAGTCTAACTAATTGATAGCTAGACTTAAAAATATTAAATTATTTTTTGTTAAAATGGTAAACTATCATCTTTTTTAGGTTCATTAACTACGTTTTCAACTTCCTTTTCAGCTACTTTGATAACGTTGTCTGTCCAAACGACTTTACCATTAGCGATATACTGTTTAGGTTCTTTAGCTTCTCTTTGCTCTTTAGATTGACTGTAAGCAACTGAAACATTATTACCAAACTTGGACTCATCATTGATAAATATTTGTGTGTTTAAATACTTACCATCTACTAATCTACCTTTATCTACCTTTGATAAATCAATACTTAAATTTAAAATTGCTGACATACTTATTATTTATTATTGGTTATTATTTAATTAATTCTTTTATTGCTGACAATGTAACTATAAACATATACGGGTCATTTAATGTTTCTTTTTCTTTAATAGCTTTATTAATAATATCAATTACATCATCAATTAACATTATAGCGTTATGATTATTTTTATTAAATACTAAATGCCTAATATAATCCGACATATTCATATAGTTAGCAGCAGCTATGTCAATTAAATTACTTTTTTCTTCTTCACTTAATCTCACATTAAGATTTACTAATTTACTTTCCATTTTATTTATTTTTAACTGATAAACTACTTTTACTAAACGTTACTATCGGAGTTTGCAACACCTCTCCCGTTTGTTCATTCAATGAACTAATACCGTTTTTATTATTCTCGTAAACTGATTTATATTTATTCTCAATTTGAACCAGGTTTTCTTTAGCAACTTTCCACTCATCAATATTTTTAAAATCGAATTGCTTTCTACCTTCAACTCGTGTGAATTGATAAGAGCCAATTTTAAACGTTTTGTCATACTTTTCTGATTCATTGTAAGCTAATTCATCTATTTGCTTTTTCGCTTCGTTAAAACGCTTCTCTAGTTCTTTAAATACTGCAAACGCTTCAAGTGAGTTTGTGAATCCTAAATCTACGTTTCTGATTACTAAATCAATTTGATTTTGAATAACGTTAATTGAATCTGTGGTTAAAGTTACACCGTTGTAGTTTTCTTCCATGTACTGTTGTTCTTCTCTATTTTGCATAATTCTAATTTTTTAAAGTAATGATAATGCTTTTTCTTGTAACTCGCTTAACTCAAAGTTAGCTTTTAATTTTTCAACTGTATAAGTCCCTTTACTTATTTGCTCTAATGCCTTTTCAAATCTAACATTGTCAATAGTTTGTTTCTTATGGTCGTTTGTTGAATCTGAATCTTTAGTGTCATCAATCAAAAATAAACCGTTTAAAGCGTATTTACGTGAATAACTAGAACTACTACCGTAACATTGTGAAACGTCCATTCCTTTACGGTTAATATCAATTCCAGCTTGTGCCGTTACAAATACTTCTTCTTTACTTTCATTGTCGATTATTCTCGCTTCTGATTGAATAAAAACTAAACCACCCACTTCTTTAACTTCATCACTAATTGTTAAAGTACAATTATACGTTTTTAATAGTGGTTTTAACGCTTCTAAGATGTCTTCGCAACTACGGTAATAGTATTTACCAAATGAATTGAATTGAGTCTTATTAGCCTTTAATTCGCTTTGAATGTGTTTTAAACTTTCCATATATCTATTTTTTTAAACCAGTTATTTGTTGGAAATCTTCATCATCTAGGTATTTAATGCAGTCTAACGCAATTTTAATAAGTAAGTCATTTACTTTAACCTTAGATGGTTTTAGCTTGTTTTTAAAAGCTATTTCTTCACCGATGCTGTAAATGTTATCGGGTAATTCTACTTGTACTTTTGCCATATTTCTATTATTTAATTTTTACAAATATAGTGATAATTCTTGTTATATAACTAATATAGGATTGTTTTTAATAAAAAAAGTGTTAACTAGTTTATAATTAACACTTTTAAATTGATGGTAGACTTATCAGCTAGTTAGCCGTCATTGCGACCAGCCATATAATCACGCATCCATTTTGCTCCATCAATCCATATTTCTTTTGTCGTATCATTAATATTGTACTTCTTTATGCTATTTTCTAATGCGTGTCTAATTTCATCATCAGAAAGCAACGAACGGCTAACAGCACATAGGCAAAAAAGCCGTTTCAGTTTTATAAGGATATTTTTCATAAGTATCAAATTTATCGTTTCTAATTAAGTTCTCGTTACGGCTTCTTCGCCTATCTGCAAACCGTTATCGGTAATATGATGTTAGTTACCCGTTTGACTTTGAAGGAACAATGAATTGACAATTATCACTACAAGCAAACTTTATCTTTTCAGGATTATTTTCTAAATCCATTTGAGAGCCAAACCATGAAGATTGACTATTCCAATTAAACAAATTACCACAAGTAGAGCATGTGTATATTTTTTTATTAGTGTCTAAACCACTTGGTCTTTTAAATACTATTTTCATAATTTATTTTATGTGTGAATAAAATACTACCGATAACAGGTGTTTAGCAAATCGGCTCGACAAGTACATAACGCTTAAGCCGTTTCGCTAAGCACCAAAACGTTAGTCGGTATAAATGTATCTTAAATTCTTTCATATTTCTTATTATTAGTTTTGACAAATGTAACTAATTTTATTTAATTACAAACTATATTTAATAAAAAAAGTGTAAATTTCTTTACACTCTTAAAACTAAAATAGAAAATATGCGTTGTAAAGATAGTTATTTTATTACTAATAATTGCTTTCTGTTAGGTCTTTTTGTTGTAAATGATACATGACACCATTGATAGCCAAATTCATTGATTAATTGGTCAAATTCTAGGTTATCTCTAATCCAATCATGTATCTTTTTATTTTCTGAAACACTTCCTGCATCAATGTCGATAGCTTCACCTTTGCAATGTTGCGAGGACAAACTCCCTTTGACTGCACGATTAAGGTCTTTTCCCCTGTAAAAACTGTTTATTCTAAGTGGTTTACCGTACCATTCTCGTAAAGGTTCAAAGCATTTTTCTGCAACCGTCATCATTGCTTTTAAATGCTCTAATGTTGGCTCGTTTTTAATACCTAATCTTTGAGCAGTTGCCGAAAATGTAGCTTCTTTAAATGTTATATGTTTACTAATGTTCTCCATTATCTATATTTTTTAGAATCATAGCAGTAGTTAAAATCAAAAACACTGCGATTAGTTCAACCATTATTTTAAAGTCTTTTGAGCGTGGTAAACTGCCTGTGTACCGAATACTGCACTAACTGTTTGTAAAGCTATTTTAATTAATGGTCGTGCATCAACTAAACCACTTTCAGCAATTGTTAAACTTGCCACCGATAAAGCCGTTGCGATTCTACCAGCTATTTTGTGTTTTCTAGGCGTAGGCTTCTTAATGTTTTCTATTATGTTCATAATTAACAATTTAGTTAAATTTTACGTTATTTTTTTTTTATTTCGTCTACTAATACTTTGAAATACTCTGAGTTAGTTCGTATAGTGTTGTCCATGTGTGTTAGCTTATCTTCAAAGCGTTTAAAACGTTCTTCAAATAGTTTCTCTAGTTGCTCGTGATTGTGGTCTTTAGAAGCATTAATTTGATTAACCTCAACTTCTAATTTGATTAAATTATCATGGTTTTTAGCGTGGCTAGTAAATAACCTAGCAATTGCACCAACTATAACCGCACTTACTATACCTACAACTGTTTTCTCAAATTCATTCATTAGATAAAAGGATTTTCAATAATTGGTGGTATATACTCTAATTCAGTCAATGATAATAAATAACTAAATTCAGTATTAAGTAATTCAGCTTTATCTGATTCGCTTAAAAATAAAAACCAATCTGAGTTAATATCTTGAACACAATTAAAAAAAGTATTTTCATTGTAGAATACTCCTTGAATAGCGTTCTTTTGTTCTATTGTTAGTTTAATTCCGTTCATCTTAATACGTGTTTCTTCCTAGTGTTGTGTTGAATGTGTTTATACAAGTAGATAAATTAGTTGATTCTGTATCGCTTAAACTGTCACCAATTGTACATATAGATATATTTCTATTGGAAAAATAATTAGGAGTGCCGTTATCATTCCAAGCTGATAAATAAAAATTGCCATTTACCGAACCGCTAGAAGCTGAACTTGTAGTTATTTTTGAATTATTTTTAAAATAAGTCATTAAATTAGATGTCGTTCTACTTAAAACGTATAAACCTCTAGAATCAGTATTAGAAACTGATATTCTAAGTCCATAAGTAGTATTTACATTTATAAAAGTACTGTTACCAGTTTTAGGTATAAAAATATTTTCAGAATCTGCATCTCTATTACCTAAATCAATATAAAATCCATCGGTATTTGTATTTAAATAAATAGAATAGTGAGAACTATTTTCATTTAATACAGTTGAAGTATTTAATCCAGTATTTGCGTAAGCACTTGTACCATTCGGTAGCATACCCGTACTTGAATGAGTCCAACCACTTGAAAAACTTAATTGAAATTGAGAAGTATTTTTAAGGTTATAAGAATGAGCCGTTGCATTACCACCTACTATTGGATATAACGCCTTCATTTTAGTCCAAAGCGAATTGCTTTTTAAGTCTAAAACTAATTGATTAACTGCACTCTTTTGCGTTAAATCCGTAATACCACTAGCCGTGAAAAATGCTTGTGCGTCTGTGTCAATAGCGACACCACTACTTCTTTTAGTAGTAGCACCTATTGCACCTATTCCAAATCCTACTCCGTACATTATCCGATAACTAAAGCAACAGAACCACTAGTTAAAGTAACTCCACTGAATAGAACACCTAAACCCGTAATATAAGCACCTGCTTTTACTGCCGTTGCAGGAGTTGAGATATAACTAGATTTAACATCTGTACCCGCCACACGAATAGCACTAAAAACCGTATCTTCTAATACTAAAATTCCTGCAATTGTTTTTGTTACTGCTGTTGTATCGTTGCAAATGTAAACTCCTTTGCTTGCAACTAATTTGTCTATGTTTGGTAAACTCATTTTATTTTATATTTTATTGGTAAACTCTAATTTCTAAACTTGCAACATTTAATTTGCTATCTACACCCGTATTTGTTGCGTCTATTGTTTGAACTAATACTACATTGTTATTTGACCTTACACCATAACCAGTAACAGAAGCACCAACATAATTAAGTGTTAAACTTACAAATGTTTTTGAAGCCGTAAATGCACCCGTTAACGTTCCGTTATAATCACCTGAAGCACTCCTTGCCCAAACTATTGTACCGATTGTATTTTCTAATACAGTAACAGTAGGTGCAGAAGTTCCACTTTGTGAAATCAAAGCAGAATATACTTTATAAGGTTTTAAGTATTCAGAATTAACTTTTTTAGTGTCGTATGTTGTACCGTTGTAAACTGATACTTCTAAAAAATCAGTTGCCTTAATTGGAACACTACTTGTTGTTAATTCACTTATTCTTTGATTGCTCATTTTGTTCTAACTTCTTTAATAATAACGTTAACTTTTTTAGGTTGTTATTTTTAGCTTCTTTCTTCATATTATCCAACTTGTAAAATTAGTATCGTGGTCGGGGTAAGTATCGTCATTTGAATTACTATTATACTCAGGGAACGAAGTTTGATTAAAACTCATGTATCTAACAAACCTTTCTGTATAGTGTTGAGCCAAACTAGTTTCTTTGTCAATTAGAAAGTCTATTTCGTTTTTATCTACATTACTAGCGTTTTCCGAACTATGTTTGAATATACCTTTTCCGTTAATTGTGTAACTTGCAAACGGTAGCCACTCAACCATTGCCCAATGAATGAGCATCGGTTTAACATAAGTCGTTAATAACGTCAAATAGTTACCACTTAAAGTATTTGCTACAATATCAGCTTTTAACTTGTTAAATAAATCAGTACCTAAATAATTAGCAATATGAATTTCTTGTGCTATTTTAACGTACTGAATAAATATATCAGTATCAATATTTCCGTTTAAGCTAGTGTGCTTAACTAAATCTGTTCTATTAATTAATAGTGCTTCTGCCATCTTTATTTAACGTCTGAGGGTAAATTCTTATTATCTGGATGAAAACCTTTTAAAGGTAAATTATTTTTTTGTACTCCTACCTGGTAAGGATTTGTAACTCTATAACCTCTTTTACTTGCCGTTTCAGTGCTTATAGTTTCAGCATTTGGAGAGTTTACATCTATTCCATTAGTTGACATAAATGTAACACGTCTAAAGAAATGTTTACATCGTGGACCACCAGCAAAAAGAAACACATTATAAGGTTCATCATTATGCCCAAAACCAGGATTAACCAAATTAGAATTTACATTTTCTAAATCTTCTTTACGGTATAACTTATTTGCTCTCATCATTACCTTACAAAAATCTCTATCAGGATTAGGATTGCCGTAATATTTATATCTTACTTTATAGTTAACTCCTTTAATAGTTGCATCTTGCTCACTCTTTGCGTTTGGTATTGCTTTAACTGCACTCGCTAATTTTTGTAAAAAGTTCTTTTTTGGATTATTTAACAACTCAATTTGTCTATCTAAGATTTCTTCTTCATTTAAATTAACATCTCTTTCATCTACAATTACCCATTCTTTTTCGTCTATAACTTCACCTATTGAATCTAAGTAAACTTCTAATTTACTTTTATGCTCACTCAATGTTGTATCTTGTGCAATTGCTTCTTCTTTTTTAGCAAACATATCCTCGAAAGGATTTAAACCCTCGAAGTATAATTTTAAACTAATACCGTTAACTGCTAAAATTTTATCTATTGCATCTATAATTAAGTTTTGATAAGGTTTAATTACCAAGTTATCAAATATTAATAAAGAGTTTTTTAACTCATCAGCATTTGAACTAAAACCAGTTGTTGTTGCAATACCAAATAATAATGGCGAAGTAACGTTATGCGAAAGTAATATTTTACGCATACACTCCTCACTCAAATACTGATAATGTGCAGGTGCATCATTCAAAGGAATAGATTCAACCGTAGTAGCGTTATCCTTGTTTTTATTGAATGAGTAAACAATCTTTTTACCTTTTGAACCCGTTAACTTTTTATTAGCTTGTGCTTCAATTTGTCTTCTTTGCTCCTCTGTTCCAGTACCACCTACGAAGTTAACTATCATTGTAGGCGAAAAACCATTTTGAACATCGTTAATTAAATACTCAGCAATTTCCTCCTCCATTATCGTATAAGGTAAACCACCCGTATATGTAACGTTAGAATAATACTTCATACCTACCGAATAAGGCTTAACATAAAGTATTTCAATCTCTGATTTACCAAATCCAAAAGCATCTAATCTTTTAGGTTTGTATTTTTTAACATCCTCCCAATTATCAGAATAATAGTAACCCGTAATCTCTCCATCTTCATTGCACTTTTCAGCACGTAATAATTGAACAGGTATATGATACGCTTTTAATATCTTAGTATGTCCTTTATCGTAGTGTACTTGAATAGCACATTGACCTAATAAATACGCTTCAACACTAATTTTTCTTAAGTCATCCGAACTAATCAAAGTAATTAATTGAGCGAACTCATTTGGCTTTTTATTCGCATCTAATGCAGTCAACCCTTTACCGTAAATAAGTCTAGTAATATTGTTAATTACTGCGTTATTTGTAGCCGAATTTATATGCCTATCAATTAAGAATTGAAAGTAGTTATTATCTTCACCATATTCAACCCAGTCTTCACGTGTACTTTCGTTAATAATCGGTGCTTTATATTCAGCAAGGTTGATTACTTGTATTTTTTCGTTATCCATTAATCTAAAATTATGAAGTCATTTGATGTTGTTGTACTTGTGTACACATCTTTATTTATAGTATAGTCTGAAATTGTCTGATTAGTGCAGTATATTTTATCAATATAAACTGGTGTAGTTGAGTTTAAAACCTCTAACCTATATGTATGCTCCTCAATTAGTGAGAAAGTTGCCGTAATCGTATGGTAATAGCTTACATTAGTTGAACTAGTAATAGCAACCGTTGTGGTTACATTCGTTTGTTCATCCGTTATAGTCATAGTAGTATAAGTATCACTACGAGGAATGAAACTAAATGTTTGAGCAGTATTTAATTCTTTTAAAACTATCATATCTTTAAAACGTTTAAATCAATAATTTGTTAAATAAAAAAGGCTACCTAATTAAAGATAGCCTTTCATGTAGTAGTAGTTAATTACTATGAAGTAACAATAGTTGCTGAACTAAATAAAGTCGCTAATGCAGCCTCAGTTGAACAGTTTAAATGATTTGCTGGTATTCTCTCCATTCCAGTGAATGTAAGTTTATAACCGTTGAAATCTCCCATGTTAGTCCCATTGTCAATTGTTGCTTCTGTTACATCCATTCCGAACTCTAAACCAGCTAAGAAGTATTGTCCTTGTCTATTTCTTACAACAATGTGTGGTCTACCATAAGATAATAATTTTACCATTTTAGTAGTTGCAACATCTTGTTTTTTCAAGTCAATAGTTAATGTTTGCTCAAAGAACGTTGTTCCGTTCTCTCTTGAAGAAGTTCCCTTTTGTACAAATGAATTATTCCCTTTTAAAGAGAATTTATAAAGGTTACTAATATTATTTACATCAGTAATCATATCCGTAGACGTTACATCGTACGTTAAATCACTCTGCATTGTTGGGTTGAAGTTTGCAATGTAGATGATATCAATACCACCTACTGCATCTTTACAACTCTCCGCTCTACCGTTTGCTAAATCACAAGCCATAATTTTAAAATTTTATTTGTTAAACAAAAAAGGGAAGGCATTTAACCTCCCCTCTTAAATACTAATTATCAGTTAGTTACTAATTTGCGGCGTTAGTAATTCCGTATGTGACGATATCTCCAACTGTATGGTAACCAACTGCAGCAGTCGCTCTCATAACGAATCTTACATTTTCAGAACCGTCTAAATCTGCCATGTCTAAAACTTTAACCAAGTTTGAATCATTCAATAAACCAGTTGCGAAGAACAAGTTATCTGAAGTTGTAGCCATTGCAGTGTTAGAAGCTAAACCATTTGCACAAAATAATTTGATTCCATCAAAAGTTAAGTCTTGACCGTTAAACCATTGTGTTCCGTTATTTCCTACACCATTGTTAGAAGTTGCAGCTACAGAGAACCCTCCTAATGCCTGAATATAAGCACGGTAAATATTTTGTGATACAAAGATATGTAAGTCATCACGACCAAACAATGTAGCTGGGATAGCCGTAGAAATTTTACGAAGCTCATCGATAACATTTGCAGCAGTAACCGAAGTTGAAGCAATTTCGTTAGCAGTTGGTAAAGCAGCGTCAACAGTTAATTGTGTCATGAATCCATCGATTGAACCTGAAGTTCCCGTTGCACCTCTCCAAATAGCAACCTCAACTTGAGCAGAAACTTTTTCTAAAACGTAAGCGATTAAGAAATCAGCGAAAGATTTAGGTAAAACATCATGTGCGGACATTCCCATTTCTTCAGATTGGTATGTTGAAATAAAGTCTTTTTTACACAATTGTAGGTTAACTTGCAGTTCTTTAGGAGTTAATACCTTTTCATTTAAAGTAACTGTTGAAGTAGCAGTAAAATCACATGAAGCGTCTTTCAATAAATCATCAGTAAGTAAACGATGTAAAACTGTTTTGTATTTTACATTTGGTAAAATTGTAATTTTTCCACTCGCTAAAGTGTTTCCACTTAATAAAGCAGCTTTAACATATTTCCCTGAAGACTCTCCAGAATATGTACTTGTAATTGAAGTTGTTGTTGGCATTGTTTATTTATTTTATTTGTTGTTGTAAATTGTGTTTAAAATTCTATCTCTATTAGACATTTGTGTTTGAGCAGTTAATTTAATTTGCTCCATTTTCTGAACATTCTCAGGATTGAAAGTAATAGGTTTTGGAGTTTCCTCTAATACTACTTCTTTAACCTCCTCTTTTTGTTTTAACTGTTCTTTAAGTTCAGTAATTTCTCTCTTTAATTCTTCCATTTCTGAGAAATACGTTTCTTTAGATACTGTTTCAACTGTTTTCTTTGCTACTTGTGGTGCTTCAACTGATGCCTCTACTGGAACTTCTGCAACTGGCTCTTTTTCTTCCATTGGTGGTTGCTCCTCTTCTTTAGATGCAATCTCTCCAATAATACCATCTTCATAAATTTCCAACATATTACCATCTTCAAGTTCATACTCTCCAATAGGCATTGGTACATTTCCATTTTCTGAAACAATGAAAATTTCTTTTCCAACTTCTAAGGCATCGAAATCTAAAACAGTAACACCATCAGCAAGTTTCATTTGTGCTAATTTTACCTCCATTTGTTCTAACTTTAATTTCACGTTGAATTTTTGCTCTAAAAACTCTCTAACGCTTTTTAATTTATCTTTCATTATTCTTTAAACGTTTAGTTAATTACTCTGTTATATATACTTAACCTCTAGCTACGGTTATTGTACGTTCTACATTCGTGTTGTTAACGTTTGAGATAGTATGTTGTTGTAAACTTCCAACTCCTTGTGCTTGTAAACTTCCATCACAACAATTTACGTTGTATGTACCATCTTCACATAGGCAACCTCTATTACCACCTTGTGGACTTGTAAGGCTTTCTGTTTTCTTTTTTCTTCCCATTTTTATTATATATTAAACTAAAATTTTAACTACTGAAAAATTTAAATCTGAAACTCTCACATCTGTTTGTTGACTATTTTTAACGAATAACTCAACGTAATCGTTTGTAACTAAATCAATTTGATATTGAGTAGAACCTGGATGTTCTTGGTTAGACGTTGACGTTCTAATTGTCATTTCTGAATTTGGTAATATTGTACCGTTTTTGGCTATGCCTATACTAATGTTTTGATTACTTGCTCCCGCTCTAACTGCAGTATTTACAGTAACTAAAAACGAAGTGTTAAAAGCTCCCGTATAAGTTAGCCTATTATTTGAATGTGTAAATTTAGAATTGTTTGAGTCTGCAGTTGTTGTGCCTAATGCCTTTACCCATGTGTTAACGTTTATTACTCCTATTGGTGTGTCTGTTGTATTGTTAACCATGTAATAAAAACCTCTTGTAGTTGTGTTCGCTATACCTACACAATTGGTAAATAAAGTTTTATTAGATGTTTGAGTAACTCCACTGATATAAGTACCACCACCCGAAAAATTTACAGTATCTAAAATATATCTTTCGTCGCTAATCGTTGCAGAAGTTGAAACGTTTATAGATGTTTCCCCTGACAATGTAACAAATGAAGAGTATATAATTCTAAAACGTCTTGAAACGGTCAATGTACTTGCTAATGTAATAGCAGTTCCACCCGTTGAACAATCAAATAAACAGTTTCCAAAGGCAATTGTTCCAATACTTCCGTTGAATGTCATTCCCGCAGAATTAAGAAAAGCACTATCCCCCATTACAAAGTTAGTATAGTCTTTAATCGTTCCAATAGTTGGACAATCTACGAAGTTAATACCAAACCAATCTAAAGCAGTTGTAACTCCATCACCGTCAAGATTAAATACAGTACCGTGAGTGAATGATATATTACGAATTGGTAAAGAATAAACCGAAGTAATTAATGCAGTTGATGAATTTAGCCCAGTCGATTTTAAATAACAGTTTTCAGAACTTGCTCCTAGTATTACAGTATTCAATCCACATACTAAACGGTCACCTAATAAATCTACTGTTGTAGTAAAAAAATAAGTAATTGTATTTTCTAAAGTTATAACTCCACCACTAGCAGTTGGTAAATCTGATTTACTAGAAACGAAAACTATATTCCCACTAGATATTGCACTAATGCCAGAAGCGAAATTACTATACAATATTTTCTTTGGAACGTCAGAATCAGCAGCATCTAAATAAATGCTTTCCGTACCGTCTAAAGTGGTTACGTCTTTATACCTTACGAAATATGGTATCTCACTCATTAATTAAGTTTTCGATTTCTTTGATTAATTCGTCTGTTTCAGAAACTTGCTCACTCGCTTTTACTTCTGCTTCCTTATATTTACCCTCAATAGAGAAACCTTTGTACTCTCCATTCTTAACACGTACCCACTCGCTATCGTTGTAAACTTTCATCTTTACAATCCAACTTCCTACAGGTGCGTTTAAGTTATAAATATTTGATTTGTCTTGTTTGCTATCTTCAACTATCCAACTTTCAATAACGCTAACTCCTTCAACATCTCTTTCGTGTTGTGAAGTGATTTTATTTAGGTTTAGATTCTTCATGAAAAGTTCATTTGTCTTTTCGATAGTTTGAGCCGTGAAATAAATATTAAATTCCTCTCCATCTATGTTACGATAAATCTTTTTATCAGGCACTAAAGCAATACCGACAACCTCTCTTTTTTCTTCGTTTGTAACCTTTAACTCAATCTCATGACTAGACAAATAAATAAAGTCCTCTTGAATTGCAGGTTTATCTACTAAGGAAATCGCAAACACTCCGTCTACGTTTTCATCCTTAATTATCATTTCAATATCTTGTATCTTTTTCATATCTCTAAAACGTTGCATTTCTTAATCTGTTTCTATCTAATTGCTGTTGTGATGTCATGTCTCCACTTACAACATATGCTTGAACTGGTGCTAAATTTCCTAATTGATTTTGACCGTTATTACCTACTATATTAAAGTTTGGCGATATTACAGATGAACCACCACCTGAAGCACCTCCACCCATTCCACCTACACTTGCAGAACCTCCACCACCTGAAGCGCCACCACTATTAAACTGTGTTGAAGCTATTTTTTTGACATTTAATAAACCTGAACTAACAACAACCGCAGCAGCTAACGCCCCTCTAATTACAGACGTTGGGTCTAATGGTATTATTTGAGATGTGTACGCTTTTTGCGCACCTAAATAAGTTTCAATTAAAGTAGCAGCTATGTTGGCAGCTTTTTGAATCTTAAACGCTCTCTCTTGTTGAGCCTTTGATTTACCTGCAAATAGCTCAGCTAAGTTTGAAAGTAGACTTAACGTGTCTAATGTACCTTGGATTTGATTTGCTCTTAATTGTTTTAGTCTAGCTTGTTTATCTTCTTCATCTTTTACCTCTTTTAACCTTATTTGTTCTCTAAGAGTAGCTAAAATTTGCTCATCTTCTAACTCCTTTAATCGTGCTGCCTCTTTTTCGTCAGCTTTCTTTTTGTCTTGTGCTGCAAAATATTCATACGATGCTGCGTCTGCGTCTATTTCTCCTTGTGCCATCATAGCACGTCTTTCCATTTCTGCTTTATCTTCGTCTGCTTGATTTTTGTAAGATTCTTTTTTTATTCTCGCTCTCTCTGCTTCTGCATTTTTATCAATAGCATTAATTTGTAGTTGATAACCTGCTCTACTTTCTTTAAGTTTTGCTAAGTTTTCCCTTGCTTCTTTTTCTACTAAGTAACCCTCATATTTTACTTTCTTCGGGTCGAATATTAAAGACGAACTCCAGTCATTTAATTTGTCAGTTAAGTTGAAATCTTTACCTAAGAAACTACCTACTTTATCAATAGTTTTTAAGATAAGTTGTAATGGAATAGTAGTGAATTGAATAATACCCGTAAGTATTTTCTTATTCCTTTCTTCTGCTTCTACTTGTGCTTTATGTGTATTAATAGTTTGCTCTAGTTCTAACTCCGATTTTTTAATTACTTCATCAGTTTGAGCAATTTTTAATTTAAGTATTTCTTTTTCTGTTAAACCTTGTAAGCGTAAAGAGTTATCTTGACTGTTTAATTTATCTAGTTTTTGTTGCTCAATTAATACGTTTTGGTGTGCTTTTTCATTTAACCTATCTTGTTCATCACTAACACCACTTAACGCTCCTTTAATGTCATCCCAGTAAGTATAGATAGTACCTAATGCGATAACTAATAAACCTATACCCGTTGCTGCTACTGCTCCTTTAATACCCGTAAAAACACTTTTTGCTACTGCTCCTAATTGTTTGAATGAATCCCTAGCCTCTCCAAGTTGTTGTAACCCCTCAGAAATAGCCATAGCACTTTGTACCTTTAACAAAGTTTTTTCTACTTGTTCACCCTCAACACCAACTAAACCTAAAGCACCTTGAAACGCTCCAAAACCTGCTGCAACTCCACTCAAAGAACTTGTTAACGCTTTAAATTTAGCGTCAGGATTAAAGGCATCTGTTAAAGCCTTTGCGTCCCCTATCTGGTCTTTTAATTCAGCTGCTTTCTTTGCTGCTTTAATTGCTGCTTCAGACGTTGCACCGAATTTGTCGCTTAACGCTTCGACTTCTTTTTGTGCCTCTCTAAGTTGTTGTTTAAGATTACCTACACTTTCAACTTTTATGTCTAATTCAATCTCTTTTTTAATAGCCATTTCTTATTGCTTTAATCTTTCTAACTCCTTGCTTGTAATTACCTATAACAGTAGTTTCAATTTTAAACTTTCCTTTTGCAATATCTATAAATTCACTTTCGCCGTAAAAGTTAGATATTTGTAATAGTTGAATCAATTGTGCTATCATTGTTTTTGTATTATGTAAGAGTAGTAAGTATCAATAGTTCCATCTTCAAAAGTATACTCAATATCAATTGGAATTACATTGTTATCACCACCCTCTGTTATTCTATTAGAAAACGTTTCGGTTACACGTGTGTTACCATCTTCTGTTATTCTACCGTAGTAAACATTTGTATCTGTTGGAATAGTAATATCTACGTACTGCTCACTAGTAATTGTACTTGGTGAAATAGTTACACCACCCGTAGTTGTTGTTATTAAAGCACTCTTAACAAAGTTTGGAAACAATATTTGTGTGTTAACTACGCTTGTTGGTTTACCCGTTGTTATAATTGTAGTTGCTTGTATTGGTCTAAAATCGTTTATCAATTCTAAATTAACCTCTCCGTTAGTTAACTTACTATTCATTTTGTTAATGATATATCTCTTATCCCTAATGATTAACCTATCATTTAATTTAAGTGTTGTAAGTATGCTTAATGGTAAAATAGTTTTAACGTTTGTAACTCGATTCTTTTTGTTAAATAAGTTAGCTAAGTAACCATAGTAATATGTTGCAAATTTACCTTGTGTAATAGGCACATTTAAAAGACTTGAATTATCACTCCCCCAATTTAATGAGTAGTTAGTTGAGTTCTGTTTCATGTCTTGGCCAAAAGGCATATAAGTTGTAAGCGTGTTTGTTGTAGTACCGTTATAAAACTTTATAGATGTAGCTTGTTGGTCATACATATAAAGCAAAATTGGTTTAGGTATGTACGGTTTAAAGTCGGGTGCTTTCGTTAAACAAAACCCTACTTGTGTCATTGTACCATCAAACTCAGAATGTAATAAGTTTTCAAAAGGTACTTTAATTTGATAGTCAGCACCATCGTAATTATAAGTATTATTTAAGTCGCCATATTCCTTGCCAAATAAATCGAAAAACTCTCTATTCATGAATGATTGACTTTGCTCATGCTCAAACTTAATAGTCTTATAAAGTGGAACTCGTGAAACGCTTATTTCTTCAGTTGTTGTGTATTTAGTTATATCTATTATTCGCCCTTTATTATACCAATCTTCTAATGGCTCAATCTGAAATATCGTTTTACTTTTAGCGTAGCACGTTAAATTAAAGTTTTTGAATATACCTGCAAGGAAATCATAAACGGTCATATCAGGCATTAAAGACGAAAGGTCTAAATTTGCACTTGATAATACAACTTGACTGCAATAAATTGGAACTATATATTTATAGTTTGTATATTTAACAACACCACCTCCCTCAACCTCTTTTTTTGATTCGTTTTTAGTATATAAATATTGTACATTAAAAGTTACTGCTAAATTTGATTTTACAACACAATAAAATGTTTCATCTACTATTTGATTTAATACTCCATAAATATCATAAGTATTATTCCCACTACCTACAATTGTTGTATATAGAGTTCCATTTTTATAAACGTCTATGTAATAAATAGCACTTATATTTGTGCATCCTGAAATGATAATTTCTAATGATGAACCATTAATATATAATCCACTATTAACGGCTTCATTTGTTATTCTTATTGTGTCTAAAGTTGTATTACATAAAGTATGACCTAATATGTTATTGTATGAAGTATCATAACTTGTTATATCTATTCTTTGTGCAGTTGTAAATACTTCAAATGTTTCTTTATTCTTACAATATAAAAAACAATTAGTAAATCTTTTATCAGTCAAAAACAATCCTTGAAAATCAATACTAAACTTATTCTCAATTGCTTCAAATATTCGTGCAATTTTTAAAGCAGGGAATAATTCTGTGTAATCTATTCGCCCACCAGGAATACTTATATCTGTACTCGTTGTGTCGCCATACGTCCAACGTCTTTGTGAACTAATCAAAGGAAAACGCATATCGTAATCCGTAGCATCTGTAATTCTAGCTTGAATATCACTACCCGAATATGTAGTAGTTACAAATGAATAATCTAAATCTTTTAATTTAGTGTCCCCAAACTTATCTTTTAATGAAAGTGTTTCACCATAAAAAGTAATCGAATAGTTTTCGTTTTGGTTATTCTTAACCATTGCCTTTTCCAATTGAATCTTACCCGTTCTAAATGGCATATAATCAATCTCAATGTAAGCGTTTCTACGTAGGTTATGGTCTAGTAAAGTATCTACATCGTTATTGTAAAAGTGTTCAAAGATTTTATTATTAACAACGCTTGATGGAACAGTAAAAGATTGAGAATAGTCGGTGAATATCTTACTAATATCCTGAATGTTTTGAATCGAACTAGATACCGTTATTTCTTCATCATTAAACAATTCTATTTTAGAGTAGTTTCCACTATTCTCTACCGTTTCAATATATAAGTCAACCTTTCTCATTATAATACGTTGTTTAAAGTGTTGTAGTTATAATCAAATTCTAAAGTGTAGTTAATAGTTTTTGAATTAATAGACTTGAATTTCTCAATAGATTTAGTTTTTAACCTTACAGGCAAATCATTTAATAAAATCCTTTCACTAAGCATTATTTCTTGAATAGTGTTTTTAAAGTTTTCATTTACCCACCCCGTATTAACTCTAATACTTTCTTTTGCGTTTGTGTTAAACGTTTTAGTTTGGCCCTCTCTATATGAATAACCAGGAAGTACATCAGGCATTAAATTATATTCTGTATTTTGAATTTCGATATTATCAAAACTAGCTTTAAAAAACCACTCTCTTTGCCATGCTCCGTACTTGTTAATAAAGTCAATCGGTAGTGGTGTGTATTTACATTCTTCAATAGGTCTGAAATAGTAAGTTCTTAAAACTACATTTGAAGCGTTAAGAATTTCTAACTTATTACCATTAGCCCAGTATGTTCCGTTAACTCTATGAACCGTTTTAACACCCGTAACTGCAAAAGTAAATGTACTTGTTACGCCACTAACTAAATTAGTATATTTAACTTTCTCTCCACTTGTAACCTCTAGTGTAATATCACCAACTTTAGTTACATCGTATGTTGAACTATCATCATAGTAATAATAATAAGTCCCCTCGTCTAGTAAGTATTTACCTCTATCATAGTTATAACCTTGTACGTATTCACTATAACCATCAAACGCATAATAAGTAGTTGTATCTAATAAAGTAGACGTATTCTTATATCGTTTAATTTGCACGTTACAGAACGCCTCACTATTTACCGTACCACCTACTGAATTATAATTTAAAGACGGATTAATAAACTTAATGTACTCTCTAATTAAAGGTGAAACATTATACAACGTTTGCAAGTTAGTACTGCTTGGTATTGCTTTACTAAGTGTGTATTGTGGTGAACTTGGTACACTTCCTGAGTTCCACAAAAAGACCTCTATTTTACTACTTGTTTGTAATGCTTCGTTAACCTCTATAATGAAAGGCGACCTTGAAAAAATTCTGTTACTCATTTCTTTGGTGTTTGTAATGTATAATCAAATAAATCTAATACTTCTAAACCGAACTTTTCAATTAGTTCATCGGGTAAAGCCTTAAATGCTTTCTCAAATGGTTTAGTTAAAAATAAACTTGGTTTAATTCCTTTGTTAAATATGCTTCGTGCTATTAAAAACTGTAAAGACTTTCTACTTATAAACCTACCTTGTTTATCTCTCGGAGCAATACCTTTTCTAGTTATCCACTTATCTAATTTACTTGGTGGTGGCATCTTACTAGAATAAGAATATGGAGTGTTATATTTAACTTTCTTACCACTTACCCCTTTATCTTGAAAGTGTCCGTACTCCTCCATCTCAATAGACATCTCAAAAGAGTTTGTTGATACTTTAACATTACCTTTTAAACTATCGTATAAAGACTTAGTGCTATTCTTTTTTAGACGTGTTAAATTTGTACGTGCTTCTTTAACTACATAGTCTGTAAACCGTTTTAATTCCTTTTCTACACCATCTTTTAACATACTGTCATATCAGGGAAAAAGTTAACATCTAATGTCATTGTGCAACCAGCAATATAGTTTTCAAATCGTTCCTCAAATGGTTCAACCGTTGGTGTGCCATCTACAATATAACCACTATCAACTAAGCTACCATGTCTTAATTGTTGGTATAATCTATTCAAAGTAAGTAAAGCAGTATTGATTACATATTGCTTATTGTCGTTACCTTTAAAAGCATCTGTAACCTCTTTCTTTGATATGTCAACAACATCCATTGCAAGTATTGAAAGATTACATCTAATTACATTTTCACTAAATTGAAAACTGTTTACAATTACATGGCACAAAGGAAATATAGTTACCTTGTTTAAATCAATATCGAACAAACTACCCTCTGTTACCGTGTTAACAAATTCATCAGCTTCTAACTGTGTACGAATTGCATCTATTATTTGTAAGTGTCCTTTCATTCCTTAAATATTTCTTGTCTTTGTTTCTTATAAGTTAACCATGTTAAGCATTGATGAATGGAAAGTTTTGTAACTTCATCGAATCTTCTAACATCTCCTTGAGCGAGTTCATATATACTTGTATACCATCCCCATTGTTTTGCAAATTGAGTTGCTCCACTAAAATCTCCTGCTGTTTCTTGCTCATTTTCTTCATCTCCTGACTCAAAAAGGTAGGAATAGCTTTCAACAATTGTTGACCTAAAGTCCAAAAAAAAACCTGTGCAGCAAGTACAATTGATAGTGGTGCATATTGCATAACCTCTGAATAGTTTAAAGCACTTTGATATGGTTCTATTTCGTATTTATCACCTTTCTCTTTAACTATTGGTCTATACATTACTGCCATAGCTTTGTGAAGCGTGTTAACGTCTTGTAAATACTTTTCCAAATCGATATACTCTCCACTTGTAATGTTTTCTAAATCGGTTATAAATCCAAATTCTTTACCTTGTATCTTGAATCTAGTTTTAAATTCATTCTTTGCTTTGAATAAAGCGTTAAAATGATTTGTAAGGTTTAAAATATCCTTTTGCTTTATCTTAACTATTTCTTTTAATTCAATGCCACAAAACCTTTCAACTAATCTTTGCCCTATATAGTCTTCATCTTCACTTCCTTTTACATCGTCAACAAATTGTTGGTAATGTAGCAAAGGAACTTCATTCAAACTTTCGGGAATAATTAACTCTAATTTCATATTATTTAAACGTTTAATTTTATTATTTGTATTATCGTATAAAAGGTAGACTATTTTGGTTTTCGTTTATTTGATAAGTTACTGCATAACGTAAAGCATCTAAAGCGTGGTTGTATTTATCAATAGGCGTTTCACTCTTTTTTTCTAACCAACAATAGTTGTTTAACTCTTTGATTAAGTCAATACTACTTTCGTCAATTACTAAATCGTAATCTTGTATCAATGCAATACCAAACCGAACTGAATCTGCACCCTTAACTGCTGGCTCGATATTAAGTCCCCTATCTTGTAACTCGTTTATTAATCTAGGCTCTGCACAATCAGCAATTATTAATGAATCATTCGCAAATGTTTTGTTAAGTTCATATACTTGTGAAGTGGTTAAATGTGTCTGATAAATATGTAACCTTACATAGATTACTTTTTTATCCGTATCAATTGAAGTTTCGATTAATGTTGTCGGGTCATTACTAAACCCAAAATCCTGACCAAATATACTTGGATTAACTTCTATAAACTCGCCTACTTTCCAATTAGTAAATATTACACCCTCTGCTTTATCTAGCCACCCTCCTAAAATAGTATGCTTATACTTCTCAGGTCTACGTTTCTTTACGTCTAAGACTTGATTTAAGAAACTTTCACTAAGGTTTTCGATATTATCCTCATACGTTGTATGTATAAACGTTGTATCGCCTTTTGTCGTATTGCTTCCTGCTTCAATTCCTTTTGCTTCAAAGAACTTTTGATATATAAAATGCTCTTTCGTTGCAGGATTTAAGACTAATATAACTCTATTCTGTTTTAGTTGGCTACGAATAGATAAATCAATCTTATCAAATACGTCCTCGTCTGTTAACTCCTCTGCTTCATCCAATACAAAACAAGTAACTCCATTTAAAGACTTTAAATTTGCAGTTTGTTGACCTGAACTTGTTTTAATTCCTTTAAATAATATTTTACTTCCTGTTTTTTTATTTATAATTTCATCTTTTGTAATATAGAAATCGTCATACCTATCTAATATTTCAATTTTATCTATAAACTCTGGTATAATAGAAACATGAGCAGACGTTAATGTATAACGTGTAAATAAAATAACGTGTCCTACTTCATACGTTAATAATAATAGAAATGTATTTACACTAAATGATTTAGATGAACCACGACCACCAGTAATGACATAATATCTAGTATTACCTTCAAATAAACTTTTATACTTTGGACTTATTTTAAACATTTAAAACTTGTTTTATTATTAGTTTTACCGTTTAACCTATCTCTCATTGAATGATACTTATTATCATATGATTCACTAGCTTCTCTTATTCCAAAATAATAAATGCCCGTTTCAAAATTTAAAATCAAATTAGAAGTATGATTATTTTCTCCTAACATTTTTCCTTTTCTATTTAAAGATATTTTAATTAAATCTTCATCTGTTCTTTTAACTCCTTTATTCCAAGCAGTTTTTCCTTTCATTCTATTTGATATACTTGTTTTTTGTTCATCTGAACGCTTCAATCCTAATGTACGTTTATTTCCAATAAGTTTACTAGACATCTTTAATCTAGATTCAATAGACATCTTTCCTGACCTATCATTTGTTTTTGTTAATAGACAATTTAAACCACCATTTAAAACATTGTAAAAGTCTTGGTAATATCTTTCTTTAGTATTTAATAATTCAATGCTACATTCTTCTAACACTTCAAACGTATGATTTATAACTCCATATTTTAAAAAAGAATTATACAACTTTATTTGATTTTTACAATGCAATAGATTTTTATAAGACCTAAATCTTTTTTCTATGTTTATAGATTGACCTATATAAACTTTATTACTTGGACTTGTTATTTTATAGATTCCTATCATTTATTAAATTTAACAATATCTTTTATATTAAAGTCATTTATAGTAATATTATTGTCAACTGTTTCTTTTGGTTTGCCACAACCGTACTCAATTAGAATCTTTGCACTTGCTATTCTATCTGTTGGTCTTTTAGTTTCGTCTATCATTATTTCTGCAATAACTCTAAACGCATCTTGTACGTGTGGTTGTGCTAAAGTAAAGCCTTTTATTTCATCTGCTAAACCTTTTCGACCTGCACCCTCTCTTTTTCCTCCTGTTCCTGCCATTGAATTCTAATGATTAATCAATAGTTTTTATATTGTATTAAAGTCTTATCTTTTCTTTGTCCCTCGCTAAGTATTATATTAACACCTTTGAAAGTGTTTCTTACCTCTTGGTAGTCTTTTTCACTATGTTTGTCTGATAACCAAAAAGTATTTATCTTTTCTCTAGGTACACAAGCATCTATTATATGTTGCTCTATTAATTCAATTAACGACATTAGCCTCTGGTATATCTTCTGTAAACATTCTTACAAAGTCATCCTTTGATATTATTGTTACTTCATCTCTTTCACTTTCTATGTTAAAGACTTTATAACCCTTGTACATTTCCTTATTGTATAATGCTAAACCAAAGCAAAGTAAATAAAATTCTTTATTCTTTTGCTCTTGTGGAATCTTTTTAATTAGCTTCTTAAATACTCTCTCTACTTCTAAACTCATATTACCAATTATTAACGTTTGTAATACAGTAATCACTTCCTGGATGAGCATTCATCCAATCTCCTTGTTGAAGATAAAATCTTTTTTCGTTACCACTACAACTGTTTCTAATTACTACTGAATAGTCTTGTACGTTGTCGCTTACTACTAAACCACAGTTACAAATTTCTTGTGGCTTGTTTGGTTTAATCTCATCTTTTTTGCAGCTTAACGCAATTAGTGAAATAAGTATTAATAGTTTAGTTTTCATATTCGTTGTATACTTTTTGTAAGTTGTTAATAAACTCTCTCCAACATGAACCGCATTGAGTAGGTTCTTCGTTTGTTCCAAATACTCTATTATAAATTGTTAATAGTTCTATTTGTTCACTTGGTTTAATTGCTTCTCTATGTGTTACCTTAAAGAAGTTAGTTAAGAAGTTGTATTCGTCTTCAACTAAACATGAAAGTTTTTTGTAAGGGAATAATTTATTTAGTTTCTCTTTTCGTTCGTCGCATCCACAATCCTCTCCTGCAATGAACTTTACTAATGCTTTTATTCCCGTTGCAGTAGTTATCTTTTCAATAGTGTCACCTAATCCTTTTGACGCTTCTATTTGTTCTTTTGTTCTTCTTACTCTTGCCATTTTATTTATATTAATTCGTAATCTTTGTTTAAATAATCCTCATAGCTTTCGCCTACATTCTCTCTTAACTTTTGCTTACATCTCTTTAACGTTGTAAATATAGTCATGTAATGAATATTAGACTTTTCAGCTATTTTTCTTATACTTAGTTTCTTCTCGGTATAAATATCAAACGTTAATTTATCGAAAGGATGCCAATTTAATGTTTCTTCGTTTATCTTTTGTTTAATGTTTTCGTAGGCTTCTTGTTCGTCTAAAGTGCTTTCTTCATCTGTTAGAAATCTACATTCGTCAATCGGTAACTTCTTTTTAATTAAAACCTTTTTGTATCTATCAAAGTCGCCATGTAACGTTCTTAATATCATGTAAACGTATGAACGGTTAACTTTACCATTATTAACGCATTTATCGATATGGTTACACCTAATAACTTTCATGTACATTTCTTGTACTATATCTTCGCTGAATGTATGCTCTCCGAACTTTTCAACTATTGCTACCCATTGTTTATGTTGTGCAGCAAGTATGTTAATTTGATTTACCAAAACAGTTGTATAAATTGTTCAAACATCATTGTCTTATTAGCACCTTTTAGGTAGATACCGTAAACTATCTTACGTACTTTCTTTGGTAGTTGCTTACTTAGTTTCATTTCTTTGTTTTAAAATCTTTGTAGAACTTTAAAATATGTAAATACATTTCGTTTATATACTCTGACTCGTCATACATTAACATACATGATTTATGAAAGTCTTGAAACGTTCCGTAATCAGTTATAATCCAACGTCTTAACGGCAATTGAAGTATTTGTTTAAGAAGTTCTCTGTTTTCCATGAAGCAAATATAATTATTTTTTTATATTACAAGCACAATTTTTTGAGCAATATTTAATTTTCGTATTTGATTCAAATTCTTTGTTACAGTTTTTACATTTGTTAACTATCATAATCGTGTGTTATTTCTACTTCATAACCTAACTTCTCTAATATACCTTTCACAATTGTTGAAGTATCTTCATTTCTAAATTCTAGTTCTTCACCATTAACTGTTGTTATAGTTCCGTAGTCATCGCAACAACCATCACCACACTTATACCAGTATTCACTAAAATGTATTTTAACCTTGTTTTTCATGCTTTTCTTTTAAATATATTTCAATCATTTTTTCAATACTTAATCCCATGTACTTTTCTCCGTGTAATTGAAACCATCTAAAGAATCTATACAGTTGGTTTGCTTCTTTATTATCCTTCATGTTAACTTTTTTTAATTTTCTTTACACGTTTTAATTTCATGTAAAGTTTTTTATCTTTTGTTTATACTTCTCTATTATTTGTTTAAGTTCTTCTACTGTAAATTTTCTTGTTAGTTGTGAATCTACTGTTAATTTTTCAAATGCTTCGTAACCTATTTTTTTAACTAGGTTTTCACGATACTTTAAAAGATTACCATGTAAGAATGTATTACAGTATTCACATTGTAAATGTACATTGTTTTCGTCAAATCTAACATTAAAATGTCCACCAGCTGAATACATATGTCCTGCATTTTCTTTTAATGCTTTCTTATCACAACTTATACAATTCTTTCCTTTGTCCCTCAATCTTATATATTTGTTGAAAACCTTTTGAGCGTCTAAAATATAGTCTTGTAATGATTTTAAATCTTCTTTAGCCTTATTTTTTCTTTTTTTCCATGCTTCCATCTTTGTTTGTTCTGCAAAGTGTTTTATACATTCATCGTTTATCATGCAGTATTTTTGATTAAACCATTTAGGTTCAAACTTGTTCTTACATTGCTTACACCTCATCTATTTTAAAGTTTTGGTTTACTATTTCTATTCCAAAGTCAACACATAGTACCTCTGTTTCACATATTAATGCTTCCATTTCTTCGTGTGTATATAGTTTTGTACTTATATCTTTATCTAAATCAGCATTGCTTTTTAAAATAGCATCTAATTCATCTATTCCGTTATGATATCCTATACTTACCCACTCACTAAATAGTTTGTGAAGTAGTGTTTTATATTTTATTATTTGTTTTGGTGTACTCATCTTATTTGCTTATTGTGGCTCTTACTTCTTCGCCTAGTTGTTTTCTTAATTTATATTTATAACCTCTTAAAGTTTCGTTTTCCTCCTGCAAACGTTGGCGACATCTTCTTATCGTTTCTGGACTTGTTAACTCTCCATTTATTAACATATCTAAAAAGTCTTTTTTATCTTCTATATTGAATGAATCTTCAGACCATATAATTGATATTAATAACCTATCACAATCTCTAGTATCTTTGTTTACTTCTAAAATACTTTTTACTCTTTGTTTTACTTCGTTGTTAATCATAATAATTCTATTAAGTTTTTGTTTTCTTGTTTTGCTTCTTCTAATTGTTTATCTACTCTCATCAATGCTATTTGATAGCTTGATATTAATGTTTCGTTACTTCTAACTATCTTCTCTAACTCTATAATGCAATTTAAAGCGTTTTTAATGTCTTCTAAAGAGTTTTCTAGTAATTTAGTATAATTACCTTGTTTATCTTTTTGATATGCCGTTAAATGCAATATTTTTAAAGTAGCTTGTAAACTTCGTAAATTTACAATATTTAAGTTAATTTCTATTTGTGTCATCAAAAAGGGGTGTCATCAGGTTTAACATATTTTAATTCTGTTTGTATTGGTTTATCAAAATCACTCATAGCACTTGAAAGTGGTTTTATAACTAAATCATTTACAATACCATTTTTTCTTTTAATTGCATCTTTGCCACCATTTGTAAAACCTAAACCATAATTATAATTAAACATTAAAGGCACATTTAATTCTGTTTGTTTACCTCCAGTATCTCTATCTTTAATTTTTTCAACATCGATTAAAGTTTGAAACTTCATCCCCTCATGCTTAACAAGTCTATGAATAACTATCATATCATCACATCTATTTAAAAAAGGTTTACCTCCCTCAATATGTGCTTTCAATGGTGGCTTTAAATGTCCCTCCCAAGGGTGTTTTGCTGGATAAATCATTGATGTTCTACCTGATTCACTTGTTGGATGTGTACTTAAATAAATAGTTTTATTAGTTTGATTACAAAATTGTCGTGCATTATTTAAGAAATTGTAATTGTCTGCATGAGTCATTCCTCTATCTAAACCCGTAAAAGGGTCAATAAAACATCCATCCACTTCAATAGAGTTGAATATTTCTAAAAGTTGTTCAGGTTTATAAAGTTTTGAATTGTCAACGAATTTAAACCAATGCTCAATTTTCATTTCATATCTACGAATTTCTTTGTAGTCTAAATCAAAATAGTTTTTACCTGAATACATTTGAATTAAATCCCTCATCACTTGACCACTTGAATTTTCGCCCATCCAAATACACCATTTCAAATCGTGTTGAGTTGATAAAGCTAACATATACCATTCAAACCAATAAGACTTACCAACATTATCATGTCCTAAAATAATATTTAGTTGTTTACGCTTAAAAAGAATATAATCATCTAACTCAATTCCTAAACCTAAACCTTTCTGAACTTTACCGTCTCGGTAATCATTCAAGAATTTTGTACTATGTCCTGAATTTAATATCATTGTTGATTAAGTTTTTTCATTATGTTTAAATAATAATCATCTTGTATTACTTCATTGTTTAATTTATGTGAATGTAACTCAACTGTTTTTTCTCTAGATATGTATTCAGGAGTAATAAACTTATAACTTGTTTCTTTATGGTATTCGTCATTTTTAAGGTTATCAATTACTATTTTAAATGTATCTTTAGGATAATCTTTTAAACGTGCCTTAAATTGTTTCTTTGCTTTATCGTTTATTATTTTAAATTTTTTATCAAAAGTTAAATTTATATATTTTAAAAGTTTATCATAATCAATTGATGATTTATCATCTTCTTTTAATTCTTTATTTTCTTTTCTTTCTTCTATTGTTGTTAGTTGTTTGTTAGTTGTTTGTTGATTGTTTGTTAGTTGTTTGTTAGCTTCATCACTTTCAAACTGATAACTCTCATATTTACAAATAGTTATCTTTGTTAGTTTGTTTGTTGATTTTACATCAATTTCTTTTGTCAACTGCAATTTTTTTAAACAAGTTCTAATTGTCTGAATTGATATATTTGTTTCATCTGATAGGTGTTTTAATGAAGTAATAAACGAACCTTTTTCAACTTCTATACCTTGAAAGTTACCCTCTTTAAAATTAGATTTAATTAAACAATGAATAAATAAGTGTACCATTTCGCTTTTATTATACCACTCCCAATCTTTAAATTGTCGGTGTAATTTTATCCAACCTATATTCATATTAAAAAGGCATTCTCGCAATTTGTTTGCGAAGTTCTTTACTTAATTTTATAGCCGTTTGTCTATCTAAAAAGATTATAGAATCATCTTCTTTATCATTTCCTTTTGAAATTGATATTACTAACTGTTCTAAATCAATCATTACATCTAATTCTATGTAATCTTCTTTAAATGATACATCATGAAATTTTAAACTTACCATAATTTTAATAAAGGTTTTTAGATTACCAGTAACTTTTAAATAAAAAAAGCCGAGTAAATTGGTGCGTAGGATTACCAATTATACTCAGCTTATTTGTTGTTATAAAATTTCTTTGAAGTTTCCTACGCTTCGTATGCAAATATAGTAATTTATTTTAAATACAATACTTTTTAATTATTTTTTTTAAATGTTATATAAATAATACTTTTACGTATATTAATTAGTTAAATGTTATAAAAACAATTCATTTTCGTAAAGTAGTTCGTGTAATTTAGTTCTTACTTTTTCAGCTAATTGAATATCTTCGCTATTTTCTGAATACTTATACATATTACGATAGTAGTTATCTAATTCGACAACTAGCATTCGCCATTTAAAACCGTTCATACAGTCTTTTATTTCGTCTGCATCTTCAAAACTATCGAACTCTAATATTACTTTTGCCATAATTTAAGGTTATTTGTTTAAATTTTAATTTTATTTTAAGGTTATAAGCCTAAAAAATTGTAGTTAATCGTGCAACCTGACCGAAGTATTTATGAAATATAAATCCCTCAATAGCTAGTGGTGAATGTTGGTAACCTTGTTTATGATGCCAACTATCTGCTGGACTTGGTGAGCGTAAAGACTCTAGTTGAACACTCATAACATCTTTACTTGTTTTATGGTGTACATGATGAGTAAACCAATAACGGTGTTTACATCTATGCCAATTTTCACTTGCTTCGTGGCACATAAGTAATGGTAAATCACTAATCTTTGCAGTATCTCCATGAGTTGTACCAATTAAATTACTACCATAAACACTGTATTTTCTACTCGATGGCGTTCTATTAAAATACATATTCGGATGGTCATTAAACCAACTATAAAGTGAATCCATTAAAAAGAATCCGCTCATTTCATCATGGTTTGAAACGTTATAAACTATTTCTAAATCTGCTATTAATACTAATGTTTCAATTATATCTATGTATAACTGCTTTGCCATTATAAAAGCATCGAACCATTTTAAATGTGTATCTTGTTGAGTACCTTTAGTAGTTTGATTTTTAGTATTATCGGTGTTTAATATGTCATTACCAACTATTAAAATAATTTTATCAATGTTAAAACCTTTTGACTTTTCTATAATACTAGCTACTCCATCTTTAACACGTTTAACTGCTATTTGTGAATTATATTCTTCTCCAGTTTCAAATGCAGAACATAACTTATTAATGTGTACATCCGCTGGATTTATAAATAAGCAATGAGTATCTAGTTTGCTAGTGTTTCGATTTATTAGAATGTAGTTAGGTTTTATTTCTTTAACTGAGTTTATGAAGTCATCTTTAAACTCTTCATAGTTAAACTTATCTTCACTTCCTTTAACATTGATTGAGTAGTTTTTTCCTTTATACCAATAATGCTTCACTTTTTCGGGGTCTATTCCTACTTTATCACATTCGTCTAATATACCTTTATCGACTCTGCTACTAATTAGCCTTGCAATATTTCGCCTAACATTATCGTTAAATTCAATATTTAGTTCTTTACACATTAAACGAGCCACTTCTCGCTTTGAATTATTTGACTTATATAACTCCAATATTCTGTCGATATTCTCAACCATAGATTAAAAATTAATACATAAAAAAAGCAACGCTAAATTAATAACGTTGCTAAATTAAATATATTTATTAACAAATTACTTTTTAGTTAATTCTTTTATCTTTTTATCGATTTCTTTTTTCTTTTTATCACTTACATATAATTTGCAAGTTTCTAAAGTTTTAATTAAATATTCAAATTTCATGCTCTTTTAAATAAAGTTGTATAACTGCTATTGACTTCTCTAAATCTTCTTTAAATTTCCCTTTCTTTTCTGCTCTCTCAAGACGTTTTACTATGTCAAATAAATAAGTATTCCAACCTCTCTCTTGTGCTACCTTGTAAAGTGTTCCTTTGCTATTATCGTAGTGTTTAGGTGTTTTTATTTCGCTTGTTTCTTCATGTAATTCAAACTGTTCATAATCCCATGTAGTACCGTAGTAACCAATTTTATAGGTTATAATACTACTTTCTATAACTGTTCCAACAAATGATTCTTTATTTTGTTTAGTTACTTTTACCTTAATAGGCATTGTTTTTGAGATTGCTATCATAATTCAAAAAATTGTCTTAGTTTTATTTTTACGTTGTTTTGTTGTTCAATGCTTTCTAAGTCTGCATTGTTAATTAAATTTGAATCTGCTTTAATTAGCTTTTTAATTACTGTTTTAAGATTATTAGCTAAATGCTTATCTATTATGTCTTTCCTTATTTTTTCATCGCTTAAAACGTCTTCAATTAAGTCTGCTAGTAATGGCATCATAATACAACACGCTAACAGTTTTTTATGGTTTAATTCAGTCATATTTTAGTTTATAATATTGTTTAACTTCTTCCTTGTTTTCAAACTTGATTACCTCAAATTTGTTTATTTCGTAGTTGAATTTTACCGTATATAAATCGTTTAATGTCCTTTCAATTTCACATTTAATACAAACTTTACACGTTCCTTTGTCTGCTTTTAATTGATACTTTCTATTATCTATATCAAATTTATCTAAGGCTAGTAATTCTTTACAGTTAAAGCATTTTTTCATTAGTCGTTTTCTTCGTTAACATACCAACCACAACACTTTTTACTTACTGCAAATGCTCTAAAATCCTTTCTAAAGAACCTTTGCTTTCTAATCATTGCTTTTGACCAGTCTTTAATTATTATCCTTTTTCGCATCTTCAACCCAGTTTAAATATTTTTCTTCTTTTGCTAAATCTTCAATAACTTCATTATATACATCAACGTTCGGATTAATAAAACTATCATTCTTTTTTAAATAGTCATCTGTTAACTGCTTCATTTCACGCTTTACGCTTATTGTTTCTACAACCATCCAATCTATTACAGTAGCTAGTGCAATTATTGTTACTGCTAATAAATACATTTTCATTTTACCAATTTTTTTAATAATTCTACATTTTTTTTACTCCAAAATTCAACTAAT